CCACAGTTCGAGTGCCTGTTCCTCGCGGAGGTACTTGTCGTACACCCGGAAGTTCGCGACCCTCCCGTCGAGACCCTCACCGACGCGGGCGACCACGTCCTCTGGTTCGGTGCCGTAGTATCGAAGTCGACGAATTGAAGTTTTGTTAGTTGTGACGGTTGGACTTCCACCATACGTCTTGTGTGTTATGACGAATACTATATATTTATACGCATTCGTATTAGATGCAGACATGCTAGAAATGTTGGTTTCATATGTCGTCGTCGATGACGCTGATAAACTCCAACTTAAAGTCCCCGAACCAAATGCGTGTATTAATTCCCACGTTGAATCGTCATTGCTACCCAAGAACGCACCCGCGTCTGGTCGTCTGTCATCTGCCTGACTGCTGCTGTTCCAATATGCATTTATATCTATGCTACCGACTACAATTTTACGAGGCAGTTCAAGTTTAATCCAGTGACCGGTATACGAACCAAACGTATCGGTACCGGTTTGTGCGATACCACTGTTATTCAGGTCATACGAACTAGTGTCAGTTTCCCATCCATCTCCGTCTGGCTGATCATCGAACGCACGGGCACCGGTTCTGCCACTAAATATGGAACTACCGGTGGTTACAACATAACCTCGTTTAGCCGGATTATCCCGAGGGACACCTACATCAATGTGCGGATATTTCAGCACGGTCGACGAGATGGGGAAGCGGGTCGTGTCGTTTTCTTTGTGACCGAAGTATTTTAAGCGATTTATAATCCATGTACTGTTAACGGAGTTCAGGGTTTTAGTTAATAGAATCAAATACTTGAACCTCCCAGACCCGGTAAATGTGTGGATAGTTTTGTTTGTGCCGCTATTATCAACGTGTGCTTGACCCGAAAAAAGAAGTGTGAATCCCGTTTTTATAGATCTTGGATCGTAATTACTACCTAAAATAACAAAATCTTTGAGTCTATATGATGTTCCATAATGCTCAAACTCACAATACGAGGGACTGAGTTTATAAGGTAGTTCTAAAGATACCCAGTGTCCCAAATGAGACGTACCGTTCGTATCTGTGAGGGTCATCAAAGTAGCATCATAATTGGCATCCGCGGTATCTATGATAGCCCCACCACTTCCGTTATCTATAAAACCTGTTACCCGGCCCCCATTCGCTGACTGAAATATATTATACGCCAACCTGGTTCCAGTTGCACCCGTATTCCAATAAGACGCATCGACTGTATATCCATGTTTCGAATATGTATCAATTTCGAACGGCGGGTACTCCCCGAACGTGTCTTGCACGGCGACGTCCCCTAACTTCCGTCCGTCGAGGTAGCACGTGCGTAGACCACCACCCCCTTGTGTGGCGTACACGAGATTGTGCCACGTGTTCGCAGAGAGGAACTGGTTATCACCACCGTCGATCCATCCCAAGTGTCCCGTCTCGGTGAGTGAGATGGCAGTCTTGGCGTCGCCCTCACCCGCCGCGGTCCCGACGTGGAACAGCGTCGCGTTTGAGGTCACGTTCGCGCAGTTGAACCACATGGACACGGAGTGTGGGTGCGTCCCCTCCATCGCCAAGTCCCCGGTGGACATCGTGACGTTCGAGGTCGCGAGGGACGTGAACGACCAGGCGTTCCCGGTGAAACTCTCGCTGTTATCGGTGAGTGTGTGTCCCTCCCCGGAGTAGTCCGTCGCGGTGGAGCCCTTGTCCCCGTCGAGGTACAACTTCACACCCGTCGTATCCGGAGTGTTGAATTGGGAGGTAATGGTGGTGTCCACGGAAGTGTCACCGGCGGGTGGGTCTTCTTCGTAGCCGTAGTATTCTAGTGTATCTATGACCATTTGACTATCAGAACCGACGATACTGTGTACGAGGAGCAACGCGTACCTGTAAGCGGTCGACGCACTGATTTCTATGGTGTATTGATCCTCACTTCCAACTGAATGTACATCTTTGACGATGTACCAATTGCTGTCGTCATTGCTACCTAGGATGGAAATTGAAGCTGGACGTCTATCCGTTGAACCAGCTTTGATGTAATAACTGGATAACCTGACTTTATGCGGGAATTTGATTTTCACCCAGTGCCCTCGATCATGCTGTGTGCTATCAGCGAGAGTGATGATTTCACCCGGATACGACCCTGAAGAAGCAACGGTACCCGGGTTACCGGAGTTGTATGCCCCTCCATTTGTACCCCATAGAGTAACATCACTCCCGTCAAACACTTGCCATACGGGTCTGGTGGGTCTGGCGGCATTACTCGCTGTCACCGTATACCCACCCTGCTTGTACGTGTTAGTCGTGTCGTTTCCATCAAACTCCCCTTCGGTAAATAGCACCTCCGGATACTTCCGCAAAACCGGCGTCGGCCGCCTCGCGTGAGGTCCCGTGATTTCCTGGATCACATCCGTCGTGCCGAACACCGTGACGTTCGCACCCCGCTCGATGGCGTACCCATCCGTAAAATTAAGTTTGTTGACGTTCCCTGTGACGTGTACGTTACCCACGACGTGTAAATTGGACGCGGGATCGAGCGTCCCGACACCGAGACGTTCCGTGGCGACCACGTCTATCGCTTGGAGTTTTGCGTCATTAAATACTACCGTTCCTGTAGACGAGGTCATCTAATATTTAATGAGGTTTTTTTAAGTGGGAAAACGAGTTATTCGGGTGCCACGGGCCACACGGGGTTTTCAGGGTCCGCGGTGTTCGCGGGAAGGTCACGTAGGGCTTGGCGGTAATCCAACCACGCCTGTTTCGCCTCCTCGGTGGCATGGGGGTAATCCGATGTAAAGAGGTAATCCGTTTGGGCGATGCGTTTGTTCCGCTCCTCCCGGAGTTCCTTCCACGGTTGGGCGTCGATGAGTTCCTGCAACTTCGCCTCGAATTCCTCTTTTGGGGGCTTTTCGTAATCATCCAGTAATAATATTTCATCCCACACACAGTTAGATGTTGTATTTCGAACATATTCGAAATTTATGTTTTTTACTCCGATCAACTCTTCTAGTGCCAGTTGATTCAAGCTTTCTCTTGTTATGACTGCGTACGCATCATGAGTGACCATAGTTTTATTCTATAAGATAGCCTACAAAAGAATTGTGGCTATTACCACCTGCATACATTACACCTGTTGTCACATAAAACGATAAAGTATCACCCTTCGCCATTGGTACAATTTGTGTACCACTGACGTGTTTGTGGGGGCTAGCACCGGAATGATGTGTATACGGCCAAAACTTTTCATATGCGACTCCGTTTTTGTAAGCGAGTACACCAAAAGTATTTAGCGTAATGTCATTTGACATACCGTAAAAAGAAAACAAATATAAGCCGGAGATAGGAGCAGTGAACACGCCGTTCCCTGAATCGTATCCATTTTGTTGATTTACTTCTACGTGATTAAATATGATTAGTCCGCCTGACACGTCCCCAGCGTTCCTTCTTGCCGAGAAGCACGGCTTGGATCCTCGACCATACGGAATACCCATGATATCGAGCGGTGCTCTCGGCTCCGATGTCCCGATGCCGAGACGCCCACCCTTAAAGGTGACCACATCCGGTGAGACGTCGAAATACTCCTTCTGGTACGCGTACAACTGCCACACTTCGTCGGCGGTGGGAGCCCGGTTGAAGAGGCGAAAGTTGGAGATGGAACCGTTGAATGGGGAGCCACCATTTAAACCACTACCCACAAAGAAATTAGGACCTGTAGGTAAATTGAGTGTCCCACTACCCACCCCAGAAAATCTAGAAGCTTCTACACCGTCAATAAATACTTGATACGCCGTTGATGTCGATCCAGATTGACCCCCATTATACCCATATACAACATGATGCCATTTACCAGTCGTGAGTGGAGAGGTAAATCGAAATTGTACATTACTACCATTTATTCCCATCGTTCCGGTTTCACCGCCCACCTGAAACGTAAAAGATTGACGAGTATTAGCAGCGTCCGCGCTACCAATCCATGATACTTCTTGAATACTATCGAAATCCGTAAATTTGACCCACGCGGCGACGGAATGTACCCACGCACCACTGGCACTACTGGGAAGAGTCCCACTAATATAATCATTCACCCCATCAAACGTGAACGCCTTGTACTCCGTGTCGAAACCGACACCGCCATTGGGTGTCCCTGTCACACCGTTCCCGGACTTATCTGTCACGGTCGCAGGCATGGACGTGTAATCCTGACCGTCCCAATACACCTCCAACCAATCCGTGTTGGGGACGTTCGGCACGGACCGCATGATGACGTCCGTGCCGTGGGCTTCCGGATCGTATTCGGGGATGCCGTAGTATTCGAGGTCTCTAATTACTGTTGTATTATCTGCACCAGAATCTAGTGCTTCTTCTACAGTGAATGTAAAATATCTAAAATATTGATTTGTTGTCGCAAAAATTCTAACATTTTCATTCGCGCCCATACTTAAATTGTCGTACGTTGCCACAAGTGTATAATTTGTTTCGTCATTACTACCATATATTTTACCTTTTACAGGTGCATACGTATTAGTTGTAGTTCTTGAATATAAAACCGCGTATTGTAACAGTATTGCATCTCCCAAATCTATGGAAATATATTGACAAGTTATACCCTCAAAAGTTCCCGTGTTCGCGACACCATTCGTGAATGTATTTATTTGCGCCTGCCAGACAGAGACACTGTTTGTTTCATCAAACGCACTATGAAATGGATACGATGAATTTCTTACTGAACTTCCAGATACCACATACCCACCGGAGCTATCCGAAGTCATCGCCACCCTCGGATACTTGATAAACTTCTTCGACCGGACGAACTCCGTGACGACGTTGGAGTTGTATTTAATGGACGCCGTGTTTGAAACCGATCTGAGATTCATTTCACTCACGATGTCCAAATTGTGACCCGGATCGGTCATACCGATCCCCACATTCCCACTGACCGTATCTACAAACAAATTCGCGGTCCCGACCTCCGCGTTCCCACTCACTGTCAAATTACTTGAAACCACTGCGTTCCCACTCACACTCAACTCCCCGCCGACCGATGCATTCGAAGACACCGCGAACCCCGTCGTTGGATTCGTGAACTGTACCGTATTGGTGGTCGTGGCGTTCCCGACATTCGTGACCTGTTGGAAATTTGATGTGGTGCTCATCGACACGCTGTTGATCGTGAGCGTGTTCGTCGTGAGACCCCCTATGAGGGTCAAGTCATTGTTTATGATGATGTCCGCGACGTTCGCCGTGCCACGGATATCGAGTGCGTGTAGCGGGGCATCGGTGCCCACGCCTATGTTAGAAAGTGCGATTATCACATCAGCCCTGGGGGTCGCGTTGGTGAAATCCAAGAACCCTGAGGTTGGTCCGATGGGCATTTTCTAATATAGAGGGAGGAAAAAGTAACTGAGAAAATGAGTTATTCGGGTTTAGTTAGGGATTTTCGAGAGCTGCAATTCTCGCTTCAAGGGAAGCCACCTTCGCCTTCTCAGCTTGAAGCTGTCTATCAACCTCTTGTAAAGCACTCGTAGCGACAGTCCAGATGGCGTCCTTCTTCAAACCACGCACATCTTCCACCTGCTGACCGTAGATGAAGAGTTGGTTTCCAGCCACAACATTTCCAGTTTCATCTAACGAACCGGTCCATTCACTTAAGTCCTCTTCCACACGAATGGCGTGTTCGTCTATGACTTCAGCGATTGTGACTGTTTCTTCATTGTCATCCTTCGTCATTATTCGTATTATGGTCGCATTAGATTCCAGATTGGAGGTGTTAAAGTTCGTGAATGTGATGACATTTGAGGCAGAGACATTCGCCAATTCATAAATATTTGGTATGAACTCCTTGAACCTGTGCGTGGAATATGGGAGGATTTGCTCCACCTCTTGGGCGATGAAGCCCCATACGGGTGTTTCTCCCCGTTTTACGTAGTCCTTGTATTGATATTTCTTTGGTTTCAATTGACGAAGTGTGTCTAAGCACTCACCGTCGTCAGCATCAATTATATTCTTCTTAAGCCTTTCATCACTAAAAGTCGTTGCGTTAGCGGCGATGAACCCCGCAAAGCTTCCTATCCATCCATCAGACCAGACTGAAACACCTGAACCTGTGCCAGTATCGTAACTAAGCGCCCCTGTACTGGTGGGGAAAAAATATGCTCTTCTGTTTGACCCAGACGCACTGTTATTATCAGAAGCTATATGTAATTTACAAAACGGATCTGTCTTCCCGATGCCGACTTTACCATCGTCTAATATACACATACGCTCTGCGAGTGGGTACGCGTCTCCCGATTTAGTCCTAAATGTTAAGGCTGCGGTACCACCAACAGTACCCACAGCCCTTGCGCCTATCGATACTACATCTGCGGGTCCTGCCCCGCTACCATCTGTTGAGTAAAACGAAACCATACCCCAATCGTCCGTAGTACTCCAGTCACTCGCACTACTTGTAGAACTTATCCTCATTTTAGTAGGGACAATTGTACTAGAACCTGTATCACTCGAGAGTTCAAGTAAAGCACCGGGGTCCGCCGTCCCAATCCCCACATGTCCATCAACCACCGCCCCACCCCGCACATCCAACTGCGCCCTCGGCACCGTGCCCCCGAGACACAGGCTCGTATCGGTGAGATTCAGGGACTTCCCGGTGCGTCCGAGCGCGTACTCCGCGGCGACCTCTTCGGCGGTGAGGGCGATGTCGTAGAGTTTGAACTTGGAGATGGAACCGTTGAACAATTGACCGTCATCGTTGTTAGCACCGAGTGTCATTTCAGTTGCTCCGATATTCAGGGATGAGTATGTATCGGATGTTACTAATACTCCGTCCGCATATATCTTGCGTGAACCGCTTGTGTACGTACCAACGATGTGTATCCATTGATTAACAACGATGGACGTTGTCGCTTGAAGATTGTTCCCAAATGCGAGGTGTACAATTAGACCTCCGTTAAAATATAAACCACACGATTGATTGGTTGTTCTGTTACCCATCTCAAAAGCGGCGATGTATCCCACCTGAATAGCATTGGGTTTTAACCACATCGAAAATGAATAAGGGTCATTTCCAGATAGGGAACTTGGTATGTTTCCTTTGATATAATCATCCACCCCATCAAACGTCAACGCCCGGTCGGTCGACGAGTACGCCGCCTCATTCGTCAAGGTTCCGTTATTCCCCGAACCGGAGATGTCCACCACCGTGTCGCCCGAAACCACACTGTCGACCGTGGTGTCGTAGTGGACGACCAGGGAGTCCGCCCGTGGGGTCTCGGCCCCGGCGGCGTGTCCAGAGACCCGTGGGAGGGTCAGAGCCTTACCCAAGGTCAGGTGTCCGTCCTCGAGGGCGGATGGTGCGGGGGTGCCGAATAATTTAAATTCAGAGAGACAAAATCTATTTCGCCACGTAGAATTATCACCCGCTGTAATAGTTTGGGCTATGAGACGGAAATATGAATAAAATGACGTACTGTTCATTGAGAAATGTGTAAGCTTTTCTTCGTATACATTTTTTGCAATAGTTCCAATCAAATACCAATTTTGCCCGTCATTGGAACCAACCAAAGAACCCGTCTTTGGCATTCTTGAACCACCGTAAAAGTTTCCGCTGCTACTTGGCTGAGGTGCTATCGCAAATGAAGAAAGTTTTACTTTATATGGTATTTGTAATTGTATCCAACCACCATCTATATGACCCCCGTCTGCATAAGTCGTCGCAGAACCTATATAATCACCAGAAGATTCTTGATACTGGTCGGCCTGGTTTCCATTTAAGTCGGTAATATTATCCCAAAATGTATTTTGTAGTTTGTCAAATGCCATCCAGGCGCGATAAATATCTCTTTCTCTGTCACCAATCGCCCGAAACACCCCATGTCCCTCCATGTAGGTCTCGTAGCCAGTCATCGCCTTCGGTGGAAATTCCTGCAACCCATCTGCCCCGGCGACCTCGAAGCGCGCGGTCGGGTGGGCGACCCCCACCCCCAAGTTCCCTTTGTGAAGGGCGACCAGGTTTTGGCGGTACCCAAAGCGTTCCGCGTCGTACTCGTACAACTCGCGGACCTGGTCGGCGTTGAGAGCCTTGGAGTAGAGGCGGAAGTTGGAGATGGAACCGTCTAGGTTTCCCACACCAATCGCGAGAGGTGCATTTGTTTGCATCACTATATTTGTATTATTACTGTACGAGAACGAGGTTTGGAGTTCATTGTCAATATATATTTTTTTGTAGCCACTACCATCTGCCACGAGTGTGACGTGATACCATCTATTGGTCACTGGTTTGAGTGTTGTTGTGTTGTTATTCTGCATACCGAAATCCCAGATGAATCCGGATGAACGTGCAAAGAAGGCACTTACTTCGTTATGTCCACCGTACACAAATGAATTAGGCGTTACCCTAAATACTTCATTAGTAACAAGTGAATTGAAATATATCCAGGTAGACATTGTATGTATCCAGTTTCCAGCCGTTGAATTACTATCACCTGTAATATTACCTCCATCAAACGTGAACGCGTTGTACTCCGCATCGAAACCAACGCCCCCCGTCATCGTACCGGTTCGGCCGTTCCCAGAGAGGTCATAGACATTCGAACTGTCCGCGAAACTGTACGAATTGGAGTCGTTCGCGTCCCAGTACACATCGAGGTGTTGCGTCCCCGGCTTGTTCGGGACGCTTCTGTGAACCACGTCGACGCTCTCGTCGCCTTCCTCATAGCCGTAATACTTAATTTCACCTATATTCACGGTACTGGCACCGGTATCATTCGCTAGTGCCTCTGCGACTAAACCAAATCGGCTGTAATACCGAGAACTATTCACCTCGAACCAGTTATCCACGTCGGTCACGAAGGTCCTATTAGTCCAACGTAAAATAACATGCCATTCACTACCATCGTTGCTGCCGAGTAGTGTTCCGTCCTTTGGAAGGCGATTTGTGTATCCTGAGCCACCGTCGCGGTCCATGATTGAGAAGTTTTTAAGACGGATGGCCATTGGCATTTGTAGTTTAATCCATTCGCCGTCGTAATCTGTTCCATCAACGTCCGTAATCTTCGCTCCACCAATGTACGCGCCATTCGAATAGATGTTACTTATACTGTGCCAATCCAGAGTCGTACCTCTGGCGCGGTTGAATGCCTTGTATCCTTCCCAGTTGCCTGAATTTATACTCGAACGTGAGACGACGTACCCGCGATCCGAGTTTCCAGTGAGTCCGAATTCGGGGTATCGCGTGAGCGGTCGGTCATGTTTCGGAAACTCCGCGACGACGCTGTCCCCCGCGTAGAGGGACGACCCCTTGGCGAGGCCCAAGCTCCCGTGGACCTGCAACTTGGCCGACGTCGGAGCGGCGCCGACACCCGTGGCGGCTTCGAAGAGTTGGAGTTCACCCAAGTCAACGCGTATTCCATTACCCATGAGTTGGTCTACGGTGATTTTATATGTAGAATACTCATTGTTTGAGGAAACATCAACGCGCGAACTCGAACGCCCACCACTGTATGATAAATTGTCATAACTTTGTAACTTTGTATATGTGATACCATCATTACTACCATATATTCTCCCCTTTCTTGGTGCATGCAAAAAATATGAGCCACTCGTAACCTCTTCTCTAGTAAAAAACTTAAGGTGTGAAAGTGCGAAATTTGTAGGTGATGTAATTTGAATCCATTCACACAAAACATTGTCAAACGTGACACAATTTGCACTGTCCGGAAGCCCGGTTGCATTTAAAAATGTATAATCCGGTGTAATCCATGCATCACCATTTGGACCTTTCGTTGTACCGTTGAAAGCTCTCCATGCATCATGATACGTGACGTTAGTTGTACTACTCGCACTCGCCACGTACCCCTCGGACTCATTGGCTTTCAAAGGCACCCGAGGCCACTTGATGTACCCGGTCTGGAGGGTCTCACTCGAGAGGTCCCCCGAAATGTGCACGTTCTCCATCCGGGTCACCGGTTTTTCGGCGAAGAGGCGCCACTCCATAGCAGAAGCACGCCATTGCGTGAAATCGGACGACGTACCCGTATTTTCGACGACTAATCGGAAATATTGGTATGCGGTCGCCGCGTTCACTCTCACTTCGCTCCCCGTGGAGAACGTAAACGTTTGACCACTCCACGACGTCAACTTGTACCAATTCTCACCGTCGTTCGACCCCAAAACTAAGCCTTTCGCCGGCGACCTGTATTCCCAGTTTTGTACTGGAAACCACTTGAAATGCGATAACAGGATCGCGTATGGCATCTTTAATTGGATCCATTCTCCCGTGTATCTCGTTCCACCTACATCTGCGGTGTGCTTACTTCCCTGGTACGTACCGTCCGCGCTATATAAGTCGGACCAAACCAGACCAGACGCACCTACACCACCGGTGGACACGTAATCGAACATTTTCCACGCTGTACCCGACTGCTCACTACTCACACTCGCCTCGTACGTCCCGTGTCCCTCGACGTACGTCGTGTAATCCGTCATGGGTTCGACCGGGTGTTCGGTAAATCCTCGCTCGATTCCAGAATCAATGACTTCATTCGTCGAACTGTTCCACGCGACAATGTTCGCCGACGCAGTTGAGTACGGGAGTGTCGCCGTGAGGGCTGCCACATTCGCGGTCCCGTGGACGTCTAAGTTTTCACCCACCGAAACGTTTGAGACGGAGGTGATCGTCGTCGTGTGTATGTCAGCGCCTGGAAAGTTTATGATGTGTGTCGACATTATCTAATATTGGGGGAGGTTTTCTTTACAGTGAGGAACACTCGCCGGAGAGAGAACTTGGTGTTTAGTTAGGCAATGTTCGAAGTTTCTTGAACTGGAATTTCGTAGGCTAAAATGAGAGACTGTTTTGTTGGGTTCGCTGGCATCGTACCTGCTTCAAGGTGGCGTTCAATTTCAGACTTGTAAATGCGTTCGCCTTCCACTTGTGACCGAGCCATAATGGCATTTTTAACCCACTCTTCTGGATCGGCACAAAAAATTTCCATACACTTCGTTGTGACGGCGTCCATTGTTGCGGTAAATGTTGATGTCCCATCATCATTTTTTACACGCGTGGTTTGACAATTCAGAAAACTCATCTTATACGGTACAATGAGATAATAACTTTAAGCTATCATAAATCCGTAAAACGAACCATTCCCATTATAATGAATATCTTGTGATGAATATATTTCAACATAGTCATTCACTGATAAATCCGCCACACAACCCATACCACCCATAGCACTGTAGTTTGTGATTGGCTGTACGTGAAAACTGCGGACATACTCACTCCCATTTATATTTATACGAACATTCACAGAACTGGTCGCAGTGACAGTATATTCTGTGAAAGCCTGAAAACCAATGAAGTATCTGCCCGCAACAGTTATTGTGACTCTGCTGGTCAATCCCGCACCCGGGCTGCCGGTATTCAATGTACAATTTATCCCCGAGGCTTTAGTGTTATTGAACTCTAAAGTACCAGAAGTGGTTGGTGTAGGGCTACCTTGCATATACAGATTCCAACTTGGGGTAGTACTATTTTTTATGTAGCCATCTACGTGCAAGTCACCACTCATAAAACGCTCACTACGTCGCGCGTTTGCCGCTAAGTTGACCAACTGACTAATTTGAGCAGACGTTCCACTCACGTCAGTACCGCTTGAATTTTTGATGGCGAACGTCGTGGGATAAGTATTGTGCGGTATCGTGTACGCGGATGTGTGTGTGACCACACTCGTCGCATCCGTAATGGCTGAATACCGGTAACCACCTCGCATATAGATTACGATTTGTTCCATCGCAATACTCTGTCCTTCATATATCCCCTGAAACCTGTGTTCTGTTGGGGAAAATCTCCTAATGTGAACATCGTACATCGGTCCATGGTCTGACCAGCCACCGCCTTTCGCGTACCCAACCAGTGTATTCTCATTATACGGGTCACCACCGCCGAGAGATTCACCGAAAACTTTAAAGTGTATCGGGTGCAAATCTGGAAGGTCCAGCGTTCCCTCTGAAACCGGGTGTGTAAATTCTATGGGATAGAAGTTCGAGTTCGATTGACTCCTTAAATCTATCTCCCATCTGAGCATCGGATACATCTGTTTTCCGGATACACCGACACTACCATTTACTTCGAGGTTATAATCAGGATTATTCGTTCCGATGCCGACGTTGCCTCCACTTGTGATTCGCATACGCTCAGAAATCAAATACGGATTGGAGCTTGTTAACGTTGTATCGTCCGGGATGGTATAAAATACGAGATTCCCACCCTCTGCACCTGTCCGAGTAGCAGAGACGGCTGCACACACGTTTGAATTTAAATTCACAAATGCAAGCGCACCCTGACCAGTTCCAGCATTTGTACGTTTTAGGTTTAAGATAGCGCCACCACCATCTGCTGCAATCTCGAGAGGTCTACCCGGACTCGTCGTCCCGATGCCGACGTTGCCCGAACCCGTCACACGAAACTTTTCCGTACCCCCCGAATCGCTCGCGTCGTACCCAGTGATCAGCCGAAAGGCACCTTGATCGTTTTGTGCGATGATACCACCCCCACTGTCTTTCATGTGTAAGGATGAGTACTGATTGGCGGATTGTAACAGGAGCTGTGTGTTACCCTCGCTGGCGCTCGTATATACGTGTAGTTTCCTCATGGGACTCGTCGTCCCGATGCCAACATTCCCCGTCGTCGTATCCACAAAAAGGTTCGCCGTCCCGACCTCCACGTTCCCACTCACACTCAACTCCCCGCCGACCTCCACATTCCCCGTAGTCGTGAGTGACGTCGTTGGGTTCGTGAACTGCGCAGTGTTTGATGTCGTGTTTCCTTGAGACACGACGTGGTCCAGTGTAAAGAGGGTTTGTACGGTGATCGTATTCATCGTGAGGTTCCCGTTAAATTCGAGGTCACCTTCGACCGTGAGGTTCTCCCCGATTTCCACGTTAGAGTCGACCACGAGTCCCGTGGTTGGGTTATTGAGATACACGGTATCGTTCGTGGCCGCACTCACTGCGGTCACGTGACTCAAACCCTGCGACGCCACCACCTCAAAGTTCCCCAGAAATAGGGAATCCGTTTTTACGTTCCCGGAAACTTCGATGACGTTCGATGCCGTATCGTTCATCGCTATGTTTGAACCCACGTTGAGTGCGCCATTTACCTGTAAAGTGAGTGAATTCGCGGTATCCATGGCGATCGTGTTTTCGTAAGCGTTACTCAATGTGTACCCCACATTCAAAACATCTTGGGATTCGTCGTACACGATCGCGACGTTCCCGGTTTCCCCGTGACGGGTCATGATGATCCCGAGATCCCCGGTGTTTAGGTTATTTGCACCCAATTCCATGATTGGATCAGATACGATCATGTGCACGGTGTTTGCGACTAAGAGGTCTCCATTGACGCGAAGGTTTGATTCGAGAATGACATCGTCTTCGAACGTTTTTATGCCCGTAAACGTGTGTGCACCACTCTCGATGCTCGTGATTCTAGAAGAGTTATCACTCAAATCTGTTTCGAGAACTCCGATTCTAGAAGAGTTATCACTCAAATCTGTTTCGAGAACTCCGATCCTAGACGAGTTATCACTCAAATCTGTTTCGAGGGTACCAATACGTGTGACATTCGACCCCAAATCCGTCTCTAGAGTGCCGATTCTGGATGAGTTATCACTCAAATCCGTCTCGAGGGTCCCAATACGGGTGACATTCGATGCAAAGTCGCTCACATTCGAAGACTGGATTCCGTAAAGTGCCGAACCGTCACCGGAGACACTTGTCGTCGTGAGCGCCCCAACGTTAGCGTTTCCGTGTACATCGAGGGTATACTCCGCGGTATTCGTGCCTATACCCACGTTACTCGCCGTGTAATACAGGGAATCGTTACCGGACGTCCAAAGGGAACTCACGAAAGGGGAACCACCTTGGTAAAAGGTCCCCGTAAAGTTAATGTCCCCGTTAACGTCTAGGTCGTAGCCGGGTGTAGTCGTATTGATCCCTACACGACTCGTGGTCGTGTCCACGTAGAGATTACCCGTACCCACTTCCACATTGGATCGGTAATAGAGAGAATCCGCACCATCCGTCCATAGGGAACTCACGAATGGGGCACCCCCTTGGTAGAAATTACCCGAAAGATTGATGTCCCCGGCGACGTCGAGTGTATAATTGGGATCCGTGACTCCTATGCCCACACTCCCTTGTGTGTACGCGATGTTCGATTCCCCGGTGTACATCCACTTTTCACCGTTAACGATGCGAAGATTACGCATTTTCCGCCCATCCGTGGACGCTGAAGAGAAATTCGTGTATTCCCCATTCACATACGGCGTAGAGCGCTCGATGTCCTTGTAATAAAACTTTCGCGACCCACCGAGACTTATGGCGATCATGCCACGCTCGTAGTTAATCACGACCTTTTGCCAATTTTCTGTGGCTGTGAAAAGCCCCGAAACTGTGGCCTCCGTGAGTAGGGTACCGTCGTAGTAAAGACTGATTTTATCGTTGTTATCATTGAACGTGAAAGAGTAGCCGTCTCCGCCCGTGTTGGTGGTGGTAAACACGTTTGCATAGAGCGGACCCGGATTCGTACCCGACCGAATATCCATTTCGAAGTCCATCACCCACGCATTGGGAAGCTTTTGACCCCAATAGACGTAGCCATCGGCGACGTCGAGATACCCATTGACCGTGTCACGAACGGATGCAGAACTCGTGGTACCGGTGAATGTCGTGGTCGATGCCTGGTCATCATAAATCAGAACACTGTTGGCTCTCGTGACATTGAGGGCGGTGTCCGCGCCCTGAATGTTAGAGACCTCCAATTTACCCACACGTAATGTGGCGTTCTTAATATCTAAAGTCCCCACGGGTGACTGTATAGACATTTAATATATCGGGAGAGAATTATTAAATGCTTGGGGCGTAGTTAGTTGGGAGCTTCGGGCCAAACGGGGTTTTCAGGGTCCGTCGTATTGGCCGGTAGGTCACGGAGGGCTTGACGGTAGTCCAGCCAGGCTTGTTTTTTTGATTCTGATAATGGAGAATTTGTAAATTGAGTCCAGTCGCATTCTAATAATTTTTTGTTTCTAGCTTCTCTCAAAATATTAAAAGCTTCATTTGTTAAATTTTGTTGAAGTTTTGTCTCAAATTCATCTTTGTCTGGCTTTTCGCATCCTTCTGGTAATTCAAGTGATTCCCAAGTACCACTGTGCCCAAAAGAGGTTGGCGATTCTTTAATCATACTTCTCACGGTATCGCAAAATACCATTGAAAAATATGGGTGTGTGATTAATTGTTCATTTATCATTAATATTATACTACATATAATTTTTTGGGATAAATAGCAAAGATATAGCTGCACCATTTACAGAGAGTGTTCCACCGCTAACTCTGATATACAAACCTATTGTTCTATTACCAGATGAAACATAATAACATGCTGTGTGGTTAAGATCTTGCCAACTTACACCAGTGTCCCTATATTCGTGAAAGTTTCCACCGTGAGCGCCAGAACCACCTGCAGTAAATGCGTCAAATAAACTTGTATCGGAATATTCCTTACCATCAACTGTAACTGCTCCATAAAACCATGAATTATTAGTGCCATTCGTCCAGTGACCATTGAGTGCAGTTATAATGTAACCATCTACTGGTGCATTAAATGTAAAAGACCACAAAGTCGTACCGCTAGTACTACTACTATTGTAACTCCAATTGGGTGGTGCATAAAATACGTTTCTTATATAAGTCGAACTCGTATGTATAGTCCCATTCACATGTAATTTAGCATCCGGACTCGTCGTCCCGATGCCGACGTTGCCCCCTCCAGTGATTCGCATTCTCTCTGTACCGTAATCTGTATCAGAAGATCCACCACCTGCTCGAGTCTTAAAGATGATTGAACCTCCACTATCACCCGTAGTTGAAAATAGTGTCATCTCGCGAGTGCCTGTACTGAATTTAATACCCTGGCGATAAGTGTTATCATAATTCATGATGATGCGCCGTTCCGCCCAATCGAGATAGGTATTAGCCCCCCGTTGTCGAACGCTCCCATTCACGTCGAGTGTCTGGGTCGGACTCGTCGTCCCGATGCCGACATTGCCAGATGTATCTATGGTCATTTTCGCATCCTGATTGAGGTCATACCAATTGTTACAAAATTTAAACTTATTACTATCGGAGTTGTCTATACCCATACACCACCCAGCATCGTTAGCGACATCAAACGACACGAAAGGATCACCCGCCGACGATCCAGCGACACGCACCGCGATACACGCATCTTGATTCGCCGAGTTCGTTGGGTTATACACATATAAACCATTTGATGCGGGGGTTCCCGTAGTTTTTGTATCTCCAGACGCCGTGATTTGAAGTGGGGCACCCGGATTATTCGTCCCGATGCCGACGTTACCATTTCCCTTTACAGTCAGGTATTCAGCAAGAGTACTCCCCACAGTGCCGGTTCCACCTAATACACCAAATATGCCCTGATTTACATCGTCTGAGCCAAGATATATAGCTC